TGGATTGAAACTCAAACCCCTATTAATCATCCATGGACTGTATTGTTTCTCAGTAACGTCATCAACGATGAGATTTTTCTTGGCATAGTTAATGTCGTTAATGAAATCAAATGGAGAAATCTTTACTTTCTTCTCCGTAAATTCTTCGAGTGTGTATTGCTTTTCGGGTTCACCCAAACCCTCTAATACCCCACTCATTATTTCCACTCAGCGGTTGCCATAATCTCTGCAAGACATGCAACAAGATTAATTTCTTGGTTTGCAGCAAATGCAGATTTGTATTGATAATCCGCAAGAAGAACAATAAGTCCAGACGGGAACCTAACTTCCTCGAGCAGAGTGTCATAGATCTTACGGAAAATCATAGCAGGATCGGTGTCGACATTTTCGACAACCCAATGACGAACCTTCTTGAAATCCTTTGTCTTAAGACCAGCAAGCAGATCTTTCATGTTCATGTCTTGGATGTTACCGAGGATTCCCTCGTCAATAATTCCAGAGACACTATACCGCTGAAGTTCGTTTAAGACTCGACGATAATCAGGGAAGTGCTTCTTAAGAACTTCAGCAACAACCTTCTCGTTATACTGAACCCCTTCGAGTGTAAGAATTTCAGACAAACGTTTCATGAATCGACCTGCCATCTTCGGACGGTCTGCCTTGGTCAACTTGAATTCAATCACTGCAGTTCGACTGTGCAGAGGAGAGATAATCTTATCCTTGAAATTGCAGGTGAAGATAAACCGACAATTGGAAGAATATTGCTCGATGAATGCACGCAACGCTGGTTGCACGGTCTGCGGGTTGAGGTAGTCTGCTTCGTCAACAATGATTACCTTTGGTTTACCATTGAAGGAAACAGAGGAGGCAAACTCGGTAATCTTAGTTCGGAATGTATCAATCAATCGTCCTTCGTCAGAACCATTGATTAGAATGTAGTCACATTCAAGTTCTTCGCAGATCGCACGAGCGATGGTAGTCTTACCAACACCTGCGGATCCACAGAGAAGCATGTTCGGGATCTCACCCGACTCTACAAATTGGCGGAATGTATTAAGTTGTGCCTCTGGGAGAATACAGTCGTCCAGTTTACGAGGACGATACTTCTCCACCCAGAGAAACATTTCTTTTGATGCGTTCATTTTTCACTTCCTTCATAATATCAAACTTGGGAGTCCATCCCAGTTCTCTCAATTTAGAATTGTCAGCATGTGTGACAAATCTCTCACCAGTTACTTCACGAACAGGAACATCACGGTATCCAAATTCGCGAGCAACGTCAATAACTGAAACAGGATTGCCTGTCCCAATATCCATCTTACCCGATATTCTCGTATCAGTCAATATAATTTTGATCGCAGAAACAACATCTTCAACATGAGTCCAGTCTCTCTTATGTTCAGTCAGATATTCAACCTTGTCATTGAGCATCATATCATAGAACATGTCAGGACGAGAGTCTGGACCGTAGACTGTATGAAATCGCATACCTACAGAATAATCAGGTGCAAGTTCCTCCATCGCTTTCTTACTAGTAGCGTATGGGTTTGCCCACCACTCATAGATCGAAGACGAAGAAGCATACACGCACCGAAGATTGAGACGTTTGCATTCGTCAAAGACACGCTTCGAACCTGTAACGTTCACGTCCCAATATTCATCTGGATTGTTCCAACTCTTGCGAACACCAGCAAGTGCAGCAAGATGCAAAACCCCATAATAATATTCTGAAATCTTGAAGTCTCGGATGTCGCCCTCATAGGGAATCATCTCAAAGTCATCGGACAGAATGCGTAAAGCATTCCGCCCGATAAACCCTTCCCATCCAGTAATCAAAACTCTCACGAGTTTTCACGCAACCAATTCAGAATGTTTTCCGGAGAAGTTACGCCATACGGATCGGTCTCACAGTTATCTTCGACAACATCACCTTCGATAAACCACTTCTCAATCTGACCGTTGTTCACAACAACAGCATAGCGCCAAGAACGACGACCGAATCCAAGATTGTCCTTGTAAACATCCATCTTCATCTTCTCGGTAAACTTACCAGAACCATCAGGAATCATCTTGACCTTCTTGATCTTCTGATCCTTTGCCCAGCAATTCATGACAAACGAATCATTGACGGAGACACAGTAGATGTCCTTGATTCCCAGTGCCTTGAATTCAGCATAGTTCTTTTCAAACCCTGGAAGTTGCATCGTCGAACATGTCGGAGTGAATGCACCAGGAAGCGAGAACAGGACTACACGCTTACCAGCAAAGTAATCATAGGTTGTCTTATCTTCCCAACGAAATGGATTTGGACCTTCAATCGAGTCATCACGGACACGGGTCTTGAAGACTACAGCAGGAACAATCTCAGGTAGTTCTTCTTCGCGAACTTCGTCGTCCCACTTACTCTTGAATGTAAACTTCTCTGCCATTTATGCCTCCACGACACGAAAGTCAAAGTCATTAAGCGCCAAGAACTTATTAAACTGACGAACGATCTCGCCAGGATTATTCTCCACATCAACTTCAACGTCAATATTGGTCGAACGATTCAGATGATTGTCGTCGCTATTATACGGGACACGCGACGAAAACGAAATTTCCAACTTACTCATATTATTATCTCCTTAAACTACAGACGAAGGTTCCATTGCCAACCAATACTCAAGTTCGCGAGTGGCATGCTTGAAGTGCATTGCCTTCTTACGACCAAGCGAAACAGTGTATTCGTCTGCAACAACCTTTAGATTCTCAACCTTCAGTCGGCAATCAAAGTCACCAACATCAGTGGTCGTCAGTTCCTTACGATAGGCATTCGCACGAGGATTGCTCGGATCGCTGACTGCGAGAATAACCTTACCATTCTTGGAAAGAACACTCATGGTCGGAGCAGAAAGAATCGACGCTGCCTTCTGGACCATGCTGATGTCAGCAGCAGTCAGAGTGAACGTAAAGAACGGGTCAATCTCGAGAGTCTTCTCGGGAGCAGCAGTAACTACGCTCGGATCTGCATAACCGTATTCAAACTCAGAACCACTGTCGCGGAGGAACAAACCAGTTTCCTCAAACTCAATCTCAGGATTCTCCCAAAGACCAAGAAGCGCAAGAAAGTTATTCAGATCGTAAACTGCGAATTCGCGATCGAAATTCTCAGAAATAGATGCACGTGCAAGAATGTTCTTACCTGCACTAACAGTCGAGAGAACATTGCCCTTGCGGACAAGAATGTTCGTATTAATGCTCGCAAAATTCTTTAGCAATGCGAGCGTATCGTGTGAAATCTTCATAATATATTAGTCCTTCTTCTTTTTGGTTTTCTTGGTTTTATCACCAGATAAATCGATTATACCTGGAATATCGAGAGAAGTCAATAGAGAACTGGTTCCCATGTTATGTTGACTCCAATCAGGAAATGCTGCATGTTCTGTATTGAGAGTAATAGTTCCACCAAGTTCTGACTCTGAAAATGTTACCGTGTTCAAACGATAAAGATCTTCTTCATCGTCAACTGCCTCAGTATATTCCTTATCATGAACATACATCGCAATGATGGCATAATGGATAACCTTCATGAGATCCTTGCGCCAGTCCTTGGGCGTTCCCTTGTGACCGTAACGCTGGGCATACTTCATGATGTTGCCAATGGTAAACCCTTCACCGTGACCACCATCGATAATGAATTCAGTTGCCTGAAACTTATTCTGCGAGTAGTGTTCGTCATACGTGGAATTTACGTAGTCGGTGATCTGCCGAAGCAGATCACCCTCATTGTATTTGTATTTAATTGTCATAGTTTCTCCTTAGAACGGAACTTCTTCGTTAACATCAAAGTATGGATCGTTGTTGCTGGGAGCCTTATCTTCACCAGCATCTACCTTGCCGTAGAGGTCGAGGAAGGCAGACTTCGTGTCGCTGTCAAAGCGATTGACGCAGAGTTCGATTGCCTTCGAACGTGAACCAAACATGGCATAGGCATTGACGATATGCTCAAGACGACGAGTCGAGATAAGTTCTTCGACACCACCATCATAGAAAGTCTTACGGATAATATCCGCCCACGTGACCAACTTATCGGCAAATTCTTCGTCGATCTTGTTCACCTTCTCCATCTTGTTCAGGATAATCTTCTTCTCGATCTTGATCGAGGGATATTCCTGTTCAACGGTGATGGCGAAACGCTCGAGGAATGCATCGTCGAGGATCTGAGCAGACATAAACTTGCCATCGTCAGAACCACGACCCTTGGTGTTCGCAGTAGCGATGACATTGAAACCAGTCGCGGGATAGATGGTTTCGCCAGTCTTCTTATTGTAGTAAGGCTTACCTTCCAGGATCGCCTGAAGGCACATCATCTTGTTCGAACCACGGTCGATTTCGTCGAGGATGAGGATCGCACCACGCTTCATCGCGGTCAGAACTGGACCTTCGCGATAAACAACGTTACCGTCAACGAGGGTGTTACCGCCAATCAGATCGTCTTCATCGGTTTCAATCGAGATGTTTACACGAAGGCATTCGCGCTTCAACTTGGCGCAAACCTGCTCAACCATCGTGGTCTTACCGTTACCAGAAAGACCAGAGATGAACGTGGGGTAGAAGTTCTTAGAAGTAAGAACCTTGACCAGATCCTTGTAGAAACCGAACGGAACATAGGTCGGGTCGACAGAGGGGACGAGGTTTTCTACAACCGTCTGCAACTTCGGTTGAATGACCATCTTAGGGGCAGTCGAAGCGGCAGGGACAGGAGAGACTGTCGCCATCAGAGGCGAAAGGTCATACGAACCACGCTTAATCTGACGATCCTTGGTCGCCAACCAAGTCGGATAACGCTGACCAAGAGCAGCGGCAGCATCCTTGAGATCGCGGGTGCGGAAAACACCGTTGTTGGTGTTACGGGCAGAAAGGTACTCAACAAAAGAATCACGGTTAATCATCACATTCACTCCATCATAATATAATACATTCTACCGCAAAATGCGACAAAAGTAAAGCCTCTAAATGAAAAAAAGATGAGAAAATGGCAAGTTTTTTTGCCATTCTCTCAACCCTTTATGCAACTGCTTGAATCATTTTGCTCAGCAGAACGCGATTAGTTTGCTTCTTGTTCTGGAACTTCTTAAATGCCTTAGCAAGTTCCCGTGCATTGGTAGCATCTGTATCCAGAACGTCTTCATCGATGCCAAGTTCCTTGCCACCAGGAATCAAAAAGCGATCGTCGAAACCAAATGAGTTCTTGGCATGGAAAAACTTTTGCTTCCATTCATTCTTCCACTTGGTGTCGAAATCTTCGCTTCCAGTGTGCATGCGCTTCGCTGCCCACTTCGGTTGGTAAGGACCGATGAAGAAATTCATCGTGCGCGAACCAGTTGCCTTGCGGTAGAGTTCGAGCAATGCTTCCTGCATCTGGTTGCGCTGATCATCGTTATACTTGACTGTAACATTCGCGCCAGTTTTTGCATCCTGGAGTGTCAGGTTGTAAGCATTGTAACGCGAATAACGGTCACCAACAGTCACGCTGTCATCACCATCACCATCGGTCAGGAACACGGTGTTCAGGACTTCAACGCGATGCTTAGCACGGAACTGGTCAGCAATCGTGCGAGCAGCAACGATTGATTCTTCGAGGGGAGTCGAAGCAAGACTCATGAAGTCAGGCAACCGATAATAGACTTCATTGCGGTTGCGGTACGAACCGCGATTGTCATACGCTGCAGCGCACAGCAGCAGGTTGCGAACCATACGATTGAAAATACCAGCAGAGCAGTTGCTGTTCATAAACTGCAGAAGGAAGAAAGAACTATAGTGGTTAATCGCAACTGAACGTTCATCCTTACTAGCGGAACGATTGTCCATCATCTTACGAGCAGCAGGATATGCTTCAGCAACCATGGCGGTATTCGTAAAACCGTAGACTTCGAACGGGATACGAACCTTACGGCAGAACATCATCAGAGTTACCAACTGCTCAATGGTTCCCTTCATGTTGGCGCTCATAGAACCCGACATATCGAGGAACAGAATCATACCATGGTTCTTGCCATCAGGAACAACCGTGTTACGAGCGAACAGATCTTCGCTAATCTTGTGCGCCCAAACGCGATCGACGTCAAGACGACCAGTCTTCGAAACAGAGGCACGAGCAAACTGCGATGCCTTGCGCTTCATTTCAAATTCCTGAACCATCAGGTTGATATACTTTTGGTTCTTGTTGCGGAAGTCGGTGAACAATTCGGTTGCTTGTGTTTCGGCATCAAGTTTAACGCTGAGCCAGCGATCGCTATAGACCGTCGGCGACATGTTATCCAGCATCCAATTCATAGGAACGACATAATTGCGAGGATCGAGTTCGCGAAGAACACCGTAGACATACGGACGAGACTTCGCATCAATGAAGGTATCTTCCATGCTACGGAAGTGGTTGTCAGTCATCGACGAAGGATCTTCGTCGTAGGTCGGTTCAGAAGGAATGCTCGACGAACCAGGAACCTTTTCGCCACGAGCATCACCAGCACGATCGGAATCAGCATCATCCGATTTCTTTTCACCAGCAGGGGCAGAGGACTTGTTGTTGTCTTCAGCATCGGCGTCATCCGAATTCTCATCGTCTTGCTGACCATCAGAAGAGGGCGAGGAAGGAGCAGGAACATTAACCGAGATCTGCTCACCCTGACCATCAGAGTCTTCATCACCTTCACCAGTGATGTCGGACAGAGCATCCATCAGATCGTCAAGGTCAAAGTCAGGTTCAGGTTCAGACTTCGCGAGTTCGTAGAGTTCGGCAGCGAGAGCAGCGACATCGTCCCAAGTCTTCATCGCATCGATACGAGCAATATACTTCTGCTCATCTTCCGAGAACTGAACGTTCAGGAAAGGACCAACCTTGTAGTGCAGGTTGATACGATCAATGAGACGCAACTTGCTGAGGTCACGACCTTCAACGCCGAAGAAGTTCTTGTCGAACAGTTCCTGATAACCAGCGAAGAAGTTCTTACGAATACCAGGAAACTTGTCCTTAATCATACGCTCGATACGAGCATCTTCAAGGACGTTGAGGAACGACTTGATGCCCATACCACGAGCATCGATCTCACCATGCCAACCCTGAGCAGGAGTGTAGAGAGCATGACCGACTTCGTGACCAATCAGCAGGTCATAGAGGTCGGTCGACATGTCCTTCCAGATCGGGAGAATGAGAGTGCGGTTCTTAAGATCGAACATCGCGGTCGAAACCTGTTGGTGTTCAACACGAAGGTTCTCGGTAGCGAGCAACTTAGCAAGCGTAGACTTATGATTATTATTCACAACAGCACCTCATCATCAATTTATATAACCATTCTACCGCAAAATGCGATAAAAGGCAAGCCCTAAAATTGCTTTTTTGTGAAATTAATTACAGCGGACGATGCGCTTCTCATAGTAATCGCCATATCTATCGATGCCGCTGGTAAAAACTTCACGGCAAGTTTGGCGACGATAGTGGTAGTTATATTCGCGATCATAGACTTCACGGTCAACTGCACGGTCATCGCGTCGATTGCTGTTTGCTGCAGCACCAAGGATGAATGCACCTACGCCGATAGCGATCGCCTCACCAGTACTGATACGCGAACGATTTTCGCGATGCTCCCAACGATTTCCATCGCGGTGACGTGCCTCAGCAGCAACGGGCATAGCAAGAACACTAACAGCAACCAAACCAGAAACAATAGTCTTAATCATCAACTTTCTCCTTATTATTCCATTCTACTAAATTTTGAATGAAAAGTCAAGCCCTAATATTTCGTCATCGTTCCATCATGATGAGCGAGATATGCCTCGAACTTTACATTAGGGTATTCTTTTGCAAGACCCTTCAGCATTTCCAAGTTCGAGATGGCATCGTCGAACAGACGAACACGAGCGTATTTGCCTGTATCGAGATATTGTTTGATGTAGATTTTCTTGCCTTCCGCAGAGTTCGGAGCATTGAGATTACCAGCACGGTGAACGTGGATATCGTCAATGTCGATGCCTTGCTTACGGAAGGTATCTAAGAACATGTCACGGTCATCGAAGTCGGCACGAGCAGTGATAACAATCATCTTGCTACCCTTTGCCTTGACGTTCTTGTGAATTGCGATTAGTTTACGGATCGCCTTAGCAATCGGTTCGGAGGTGTCGCGGAAGTGGCGCGCAT